ACTTTTGCCTTTTTCAATAAGAGGCAGTTTGGCTCTGTAAATGTCTTGCCAGCACTAATACCTAAGATTTGAGTTTGAACAGCTCCAGCAACTCCAACAGTACATAAGTCACTATTAGAAGTGTTGATTGAAGGTGAGATGGCAGAAGGAGGAGGTGATTTGACTGTGGTAGTCGAAGTGAGGTTAGAATCAACAGTGGATTTAGTAGTGTTATCTGTTGTAATAGTTTCTGCGCTAGTTATAGACGCATAAAGCAAATAAGCGACTATAGCAAAAGCTATAATAAAACACGCCAAAACAGTTTTCTTTTTAACTCTCATTTACCCTCCCCACGAACAAAAGTTATCTAAAGTAAAAACCGTACAATTTAAATTTTCACACCCAGATAAAAACACTGCCAATATAAGAAAAATAACAAAGTTTTTATACATAACAATTTTATTTATCGTCTTTCATTATCATTCCAAGAACGCCGCAGCCAAGGCCCACGAATATAAGCTCTCCAACAAAAAGCACACCGCACCCGATTAAAATAATTCCAATAGCACCCCAGGTGGATGGCTCTTTTAAACGATTTTTTATATATTCCATAGTAATATCCTTTCTAATAACCTTTTTTCTTTCCGCCCTTTTTCATAATTTGTTCCTTTTGTTAAAGTTTCATTAAATTTAAAATTTCTAACAAACCAAACTGACTTGCAACAATTACTGCCACTCCTCCTACTGCAAACCATTTTATTTGCTGTAAAGTTGCATGTATAGAATTTAAACTATTAATAGCTGTTTGAATTGATTCGTCGTGCTTACTTAACGTAATTTCAATTTGTTCTATTCTAGCTTTACTCATAATTAAGCCATAGCCGAAGGACGCATACGGATACTAGATGACCCAATACGTGCTCTTTGATCCATAATTTTCATTTCTTCGACTCCTTTAGAATATAGAGATTGCCATGTACCAATTCTTTGGTCTTCATTTAAATATGGAGCTGCTTGTAATAAAGCACCATACAAATATATGTCTGGAGCATCTATTAAAAGCCAGTTTGATGCGTTCGTGGCAGATAATGCTGGTATCTTACCGTAATACGTTAATTCTGTTGTATAAGTTGAATCAGGACTAGGTATTAACTCCACGCTTTCTCCAATAGTAGAAAAATAAACTGGTTTGCCAGTAGAAGAAAACCGACTTACAGCGTCACTAGCCTGGTTAGGCGTTAAAAACTCCAAAACAACAATGGGAGATGTGCTTAATTGAAATCGGATAGTTTCCTGCCAATCAGATGGAAAAGTTGTGTAAGCTGTCGCAAGACTTGCATCAGATCTCTTTACCATTCGGTGGTCACGCACTTGCCTGTTTATCTGCGCTTCGGCAAGTGTAATGAAATCTGGAATAACTGCTGTTAAATCATCTCGAAGAAGCCAATCAGCAATCGAAGCTTTTAATTCTGTATACGTTGTTAAACTCACAATCGTCCACTCCTGGTCCTAAAAACTCTGTTGTTACTATCGTTCATCCATTTTTTTAAAGCCACTGGATCGTCAGCGATGCCTTTTCTCTTTAGATCATAGTATACTGAAAGAGGAATGGAAGCAACTTTTGCAAGTTCACCAAATTTACCGGGGCGTTCATTGTAATTTCTTTTGTTATATTCAACCACATTAGATACGTCTTGCGTGGTTTCAACTACAAACTCGCCATTTGATTTGACGTGCCAGTATTTTTTAATTCCGGTTAAAGGGTCACTATCAAAAAGTCTTTTTTGCATTTAAATCTCCGTTTAAAATTAAGGGCGACATGTGCCGCCCTTAAAAGTATTATTTAAGCTACTGTACAATCAGCAACCAGACCGTGAGCCGCTTCAGTATTTACAATCAAGCCGCCCTCCCAGATTACCATTCGTTTTTCAGCATCGCCTGTTTTAGCAAGAACTTTTTGCTCGATAGGACGCAAGTTCGCAACTGAAACATACTCAGGATCAATTAGCCAAGTATCTCTAGCTCTTTGGAACCTGTTTGGAACTACGTTTAAAGTGCCAAAATCTGACATATAAACATCTGCCGTACCGATAATAGTAGTCGGTGAGTCACCAGAAGCCATATACCGTTGAGCCGCAATACCAGCAAAGCCAGAGACTGTGCCTTTATTAAAAGCTCCAACCATAAGCATAGATGGTTTTCCGCCATTAGCGTAAGCGGATTGCATAACAGCTTTTACCATTGGCTCAGTCATAACTCTCTGAGTACCGTCAGTTCTAGCTGCCGTTCCGTTTGCTCCGACTGGGTTTACTCCATTAACAGCACCCCCTGTCGATAAGGAAACATTCGCAGCAACCCAAGCACCTAGACCAGCAGTTTGCCGTGGTGTGTTTGGTGCTCCGCCAATAGCAGCGGCATTGTTAAGAAGCAAAACCGATTCTATGTCGCGCTTTAATTCACGTCCACGGTGGGCCAATTGGTAACTTAGTTCATTCGCCCGGCCTGCCCTATCCTGAAACTCTAAGTTGTCAGCCACGATGACTGTACGTCTAAGAATCTGTGAATAATTTCCGATACGAGTTGTGGCTGGCGTAGCGTCAAAAGCTGCGACATCGTCGCCATCAATTCTCGCTGTAGTTACTACTGCACCAAGTGCATCAGTTTGCCAATCGAAACGTGTATTTGACACCTTTGTGCTGCCGATATTCGACATAAAGGGCGTGTCCTCTGGAGAAATCATAGCAATAGTATTTGCCAAACTCTCCCTGATCCCGGCCGCGTTAAACGACGTGAATGTATTTGCAATTATAGCCATTGTTTATTCCTTTATAATTTTAAGTTTTTAATCATTTCAGCCGCGTCTGAAACACGACCGCTCTGCTGTAAACGCTGTTGCGCTCGTTTTAACTCAGTTTTAGGAATAGGCTGACTACCGCGAGATCCAGAACGTAAAGTTTTTACTTTTTGTTTCTTCGGCATAGATTTTGCTTCCGAAACTTTATTAGATCCCTGGTCGTATAACATAGCTTTTCTTGCTAGTTTTACGAGCGAGGCATCTTGTAAGCCATTTATAGCAGATTCATCAAAACCTTCATTTAACAAAAAACTACGGAGTTCTGTTGACTCTTTTTGAGCTACAGTTGAATCACGCCATTGCGGAATTAGGTCGGGTAGTAACTCGCGCTGCCTATCTAAATATTGTACATTTAAATATTCTACACGCTGAGACTCCAACTTTGCGACTCTTTCGTTTTCTTGTTTAATAGATTCCAATTGTTCTGCTTTTAGCTGCTTTTCTTTACGATAATTAGTTTCTGCTATTCTTGCTGATTTAGGGTCCATATTAAATAGACTATCCCAATCTGGCTCTGGCTGTTCCTGCCTCAACTGTTCGGCCAAAACCGGTAACATTTGAGAATACTGAGCACGTTCCTCTGAAACCTTCTGGTATTCAGCGTCAAGGGATCTGTTCCTTTCAGCTAAAGCAGTGGTTTTTCGAGTATAATCCGAAGTTCGCAAATAACCCTTCCTCAATTCTTCAACCGTTTTCTCTTCCCCGTTTACCTCTAATTGCACTTGCAATAGTTTCTCCAGGTCATAAGAAGTGTCTTCTGAATCGTCTTCTTGGTCATCTTCTTCCTCAGATTCGGCCTCAAGTTCTTCTGAAACATCTTCTTCAGGTTCACTTTCCGCCATTTCGACTCCGTCTTGATCTTCTAAGACTTCGTCTTGCGCATCAATTTGTTCAGCAGTATCCTCATCGGGTGCTATAAGTGAATTGATTGCTTGCGTAGCTTCTGCCATACCAATCCGCTGTGGGGTGTTGACTTCTGACATTGACTTCTTCTCCTATAATTTATTTAGTAAGTGGTTTACTAAGTGTTGCGTTATCGATCCATGCACGAAGTTTCTGTTTTACCATCTGTGTTCCGCGCATTTTCATAAAAATAGCCTCACGGCCACCTATATCTCCATCACTAGAAGAATTAAACATCTCCCAGTAATCACCTTCAATCTCGCCTAAAAACCGCTGAAAATCAACATCGTCAAGCAATCTTTTAGCAAAATGACCGTCATCCACGATTTGCTGTGTGGTTTTAATCATCAATAGCACCTTTTATTACTTCCGCTTGAGATTTTAAAACTTCTCGATCAATCGCCAGATCACCTTTTATCTTCTCAACGTTAATTTGCGTGCCGTATTTAGCTTTCAATTCTTCGGTCTTCATTAGAATATCAGCCTCCAACTCGTCACGCTTTCTATCGTCTTCCATTATCATTTTTTCTCTGTCTAATTCAAGTTGAGCCATTTTCTTCTGAATATCAGCCTCAATGTCTTTAATCTGAACCTGTACAAGCATTTCATTAATATCCGGCTTTTCTTCTTCCTGTTGTGGCTGGAATTGCTGCGGATCGTTCCAGAATTGAGATGTATCCTTAAATCCAGATAGCTCAGTCATAGCTTTTAAAGTGTTTGACAGTTTATTAACATCAGTCAAAGGATTCTGAGCACCCATAGTTTGCATTGCCTCTTTCTGCATTTCACCAATCTGGCGTAACATCATCATACGCTCAGTATCCGTACCTCGACCCAGAGCTACGTTAACAGATACATCCATATTCGCATCCCAAACCCTGGGATCAATCGGCACAAACTCATTTCTAAGTTTAATCATTCGCTCCTGATCTTGGTGCGTCGTTATAAGATGTAATATTAATTTATATAAATCCTTCATGCCAGTCTCAGCAAAAATACGCGCTATTAACTCAATGTGCTGCTGCGCAGCCGATACAGTAGC